TCGTGACGCTCATCGGGGCCTCGATCGTCACACCCGACGTGTCGAGTTTCAACCTGCCGATGCCGTTGGCGATCGTTACGCTGGGCGGGGTGGTTTCCATGTCAATCGTGACCGCACCGCCGCCCGCCGAGATGGAAATCTTCGAGGCGCCCTGCGTGTCATCGAGCAGGATGGTATGCGCGGTCGATTTGATCTCGAGCTTCTTGGGGTCCTTGTCCTCCAGGGTGATCGAGTGGCCGCCGTTGGACTTCAGGATGATCCGCGCGCCGTCGGCGGGCTTGTCAGGGTCCTTGTCCTCGAAGCGGAGCTGGTGCCCTCCCGGCGTAACGATCACGCGGTGCCTGGGCGTACTTTCGGGCGAGACTTGGTCGCCGTTCCACAGATAACCCACCACGTAAGGCGTATCGAACCGGCCGTCGCCGAAGGCCACCAGCACCTCATCGTCGACCTCCGGCATGAACAGCGCGCCACGCTTCTTGCCGGCCAGCGGGCTCGCCACCGAGGCCCAGTCGCTTTCCATGCTGTCGTCGATGGTGCGCATCAAGACGCGCACGCGCCCCAGCGACGTATCCACTTCTTTGACGAACCCTGTTGTCACGCCGTGCATCCGACTCATCGCGCTTATCCTTCGATTTTATTTTCGCGGCAGGCCGTGAACTTGGTCGTGTAGCCCTGATCGTTGATGGTGTGGGTGGTTTCGGTGACGAAGTAGAGGCCTGAGAACCGCGCACCGACGCCCTTGATCCGTACGTGCTGACCGGCGCGCAGGTCGGGCAGCCCGATGCAGGAGCCGGTGGCCGTCACCATTTGTTTCAAACGATCCGACAGGATCGCCAGCGCCCGCTGCCGCGCGCGTTCCTTGTTGGGCTGCGGCTCATTCACCACCACTTCCTGCCGCACCGGGAAATTGGGCTGCGACAGCAGGGGCAGCAGATCGCTGTTAGCCTTTATTGCAGGATCGTCGATCGTCACCTTGGCGCTAATCACGTTGCTCGACTGACGGTCACGGCTGCGAACCTCCACCGACTTGACTTGGTTGGCGACGCTCAGCGTCGGGTTGAAGTCGTTGAGCGAGAGTCCGAACTCCAATTCGTAAGTTACGTCGCGCAGAGCAGCGTGCTTGGCGTCCGAGGGGCCGAAGTAGAGAAATTCCTGCGTGCCGCTTTTTGAGGTCTCTTCGCCCACGAACACTACGTAGCCCGCGAGCCGTGCCCGCATGAACAGGAAGTCGATGTCGTATTGGTTCTCCTGCGCCACGTAGTCGATGGGCTGCTCGGTCGAAAGCGCGGAGTCGCTCACTCGCACCTCGACCTTCCGTTGAGTGGCCGTATCGGTAAGTGTTTTGATGCTCTTCGCTATGTTGCTTTCTTTCGTGTTCTTCCACACGTTCGAGTGCTGCTTGTCGCGCAGGCGGTGCAGTACATTCAACGCCCGCACCGTCAGCGTCGATGGTCCTCCTGACGGGAACGCAGGCTGCATTGTGGTCACGTCTGCGGTTGTCACGCGCTGCAGCTTGTCGCCGTAGCCCAGGTAAAGCGTGAAATCGCGCGCACAGGGTTCAAACAGCTTGTAGCGCTGGGCGTCGGGAGTGGCGGCCGTAAGCGACTTGTCGGTCTCGGAGCCGACGTATTTGAACTTGCGTTTCTGCGGGTCCCAGTTGCCAACGGTGATGTCGAAGCTGTCGATTTCCTTGATATTGTCGTGATAGGTCACCTGGGTGACGTCGCGGATCACGGACTCCGGCAGCGCCGCGGCGGCCGCGTGCACCTCGAAGCGCGGGACATAGAAGTGTCCGAAATCCGGCGCCTGTTTTGCGAGCGTCATGACAGCCATCGCGCCCTCCTACGCCAGCGGTGGAACCTGGAGGACCTTGCCCGGCGTCAGCCGTCTCGGGTCATAGATCGAATTCTGGTCGGCGATGGCGCGCCAGTCGTTCGGCCGGTCGTAGTAGCGGTTGGCGATCGAATCGAGCGCGTCGCCCTGTTCCACGACGTGCGCGTGGGTGCGGTCCGGCGAGCTGAGATTGAGCTGCTTGAGCTGGTCGTCCAGCGTCTTGTACTCGCGGAGCGTGACGGTGAGCGTCGCGCGCAGCGGCACGCCATCCGGAGAAAACAAAGTGAACTTCTGTTTGATCTGCTCCATCACGCAGCGGAAGCCGTTGCGGCGCTGGTTGCCGAGCGGGGCCGAGGCGGCGGCGAGCGCGGCCCCGCCGATACTGCCGGCAGCGGCGACAACGGCGTCGACCGCGGCGGTCACGGCACCTGCGATGGCGCCAGTGACGGCCTGCAGCGCTGCGCCCGCCACATTACCGGGCGCTCCGCCAACCGAGCTTCCAGGGAACGAGTCGCCGCCCCACACGAAGGTGAGGATCGGCGGCGCGTGGCGCTTGGGCTCGATCTTGATGAGCTGATAGATCTTGTCGGTTTCGGTGGTGACGCTGACGGCGCCCTGGCCGGTGCCGTGCTCGGTCGTATCGAAGAACAGGTCGAGCGACAGCTTTTCCGCGCTTCCGCGCACGAACTGCTGCAGCGGCGCGTCAATACCCGGGATCGCGACCTCGCCGATCGTCACCTGCTTGTCGATCGAGTATTCGCTCGGGTTGTACTGGACCTCGACCTGCTTGGGCTCGTGGGTCGGGTCCTGCCACTCGACGTAGATGATCGCTTTCTTCACCTGGGTGGTCATGCGCCGTGCTCCTGCTCGGCAGCGACGCCCTGCGTTACACGTGTGTCGGCCCTGGCCTGCTCATCATTGCGCTTCTTTCTGTCGAGGGCGGCCAATACCGCAGCCACGATCGCTTCCACAGTCCTGGGATTGAGCAGCCCGGCGCTGTCAACCGCGCGCACCGTGCCTGTCACGTCCTGGATTTCGATGTCCATGGCGCTCACCCGTTGAGACCTGGCACGCTGACGCCGAGCGCGTCGGCGGCGGTGCCGGCGAGAAAAGTCGGCGTCATCTCCAAAAGGCCCTCGTGGGCGATCTCGATGGATTCGATGGCGACGTTGTTTTGCGTCGCGTTCATCTGCGGCCCGGAATATTTGAGCGGCAGGCCGCGCCGGAAATACCAGACGTTGCTTGGCAGCATCCTTTCGCTGAGCAGGGCGATGACGCCGTCGCGGCGTTTGCCGCGCCCTTGCACAAACCCGTAGGACCAGTCCCACAGCGAGCTGGTTGTGGCGATGCCGCGCTTGAGCGTGATGTTGCCCCACGAGAAACGGCCAGGGAACTTCAGCACGCAGGCATTGTTGCCGCCCTCGTTGTACTCCTCGACCTTCATGCTGGATTCGAGGCCCTGGCATTCGGAGAAGCCGCCTGCCACGACGTCGGAAAGCCCGGAAAGCAGCGCCGAGCCGATGGTTGCCAGTACGCTCGATGTGTCGAGCAGACTGATCACGAAATTGTGGTTGAGGACCGGATCGCTGCGCAGCGAGGTCTTCGAGAGCAAAGCCATCAGTTCGCCTCCGCTTCCTCGCTGACTTCAAAACCGTTGGCGCTGCGGCCGATGCGCAGCACGATGAATTCGAAAGGCACCGACGCCGCCACTCCGATCTGGATCAGGAGCTCGCCTCTAGCCCGCGCATCCGCTGGATTGTTGGTGTCGTCGCAGCGCACGAAGAAGGCTTCCTCGGGCCTCGAGCCCATCATTGCGCCGCGGCTCCAAAGCTCGCGCAGGAAGGAGTCGATTGCCAGCGTGAGCTTGGCGCGCGTGAGCCAGTCGTTGCCCTCGAAAACAGCCCACTGGATGGAATTCTCAAGCGAGCGCTCGATCATCAGCATCAGGCGGCGCACGTTGAGGAAGCGGAAGTCGGGATCGCTGGAGACGAGCCGCGCACCCGCCACTCGCAGACCGCGCCCTGCCACTGCGCGGATCACATTGATGCCGTCGGTGTTGAGCAGGCCGTGGCTGGCGTCGTCGAGCGCGAAGGTGGGGCGCTCGGCCATGAGCAGCGGCGTGTTGGCAGGCGCCTTGTGCACGCCGACGCGCAGGTCCGACGCGGCGATCTGTCCCGCTACGTGGCCGCACGCGGGTACCGAAAGCAGCGGCGCGCGCGAGCCCGGCAGTGGGTCGAGTACGTCGAGCCAGGGGAAGTAGAGTGCCGCGTAGGTCGAGTCGAACAGCTTGCGGAAATCGCGTACCGCCGCAATGCCGAGCTTTTCGTTGGTTGCGGCAGCAAACGGCGGATCGATCAGCGCCACGCGATCGGCATAGTGTTCGCAGTGCTGGATCAGAGCCGACAGCACGCGGGCGATATCGGAATCCGAGAACACGGGTGGGCCATCGTCGTGCAATGCCGGTGGCGGCGCGGCGGGGACGTCCGTCGGTCCGGGCAGGCAAGGGTCGGGTATGCAAATCGGTGGCGTGACGACCGCCACTATGCGCGGCTGGATGTGAATATCGGGAACGGCGACGAGCGAAACTTCGTCGATTTCCGCCATCGCCGCGATGCCCTTCCGGTGCGCGAGCACGCTTTGGTTGGAATCGTCCGACGAATCGTCGACACCGATGAAATCGTCGGCGACAAGGGAGTCGAGGCCGTCGCGTCCCCCGGCGAGCAGCAGTTCGCCGTCTGGCGCAGCGAGCCGCAGCGCAAGGACGTCCGGCTGATCGCGCAATTCGATCAGGCGTACGGGCTCGGGCACTACTCCCCCGCGCACACGCTTGCCGAAGGCAACGAACTCAGCCGTCGAACCTTTGCCGGGTGAGGCGAGAACGGGCGCTCGTGACCCGTCGGGTGCAAACAGCGGCGCGACGCCGTTCACAATGTTGGGGCCGTAGCGCGGATGCGAAGGCACCAGCGCAATATCGTCATACACTCGCCACGGTTTTCCAGCGGAGGAAATCTGGAGCTGATACGTCACCCTCTCGATGCGCATTGGCTTTGCCGGATCGACCAGCGTGACAGGCCCGTCGCTCGCGAGGCGCATCTCCGGATCGACGCTGTTCCAGATGAGGCGGCTCAAGGTGCCGTCGACCGCCGAGATCACGCGAAGCTCACGCAGGATGCTGCCACCAGATTGCTGAATCAGCTCCACGGTGTCCGCTCGTCCGACGCCGGCGACGGAATCGACCTGCGCCCAATCCGCGGTCGCGCCGATCACGCGCCGGCTGATGCGCCGGGTCTCGATCAGCCGCGCCGTAAGCGTGTTGCCCCAGGAACCGCTCGAACTGGCCTCGACGAGCCATGTTGCGGCGCCGCCCACCGAACTGAGTCCAACTGCGGAGGTCGTCGCCCCGTCACTTTCCAGGCGGACGACCCAGCAGCGCCGTCCGCCGTTCTCGAAGAAAGCCCGCACCACGTAAGCGAGGTAGCCGTGCACGAAAAAGTTGCCGAACACGGCCTGAAACTGCTTGAACGATTCGATGGCCACCGCGCGGCGTGCCGGGCCGCGCTCTGCGATACCTATGAAGCCCACGACGTCGGTGCGCAGCCGACTGATGCCGCCCTGCGCGCGGTCGTCGCGCTCGATATAGGCGCCCGGGGTTTCGTAGGTGGCCATGTGCCGCGCCTCAGGTCGCGAGTTCCATGGTCAGTCCTTCATGGACCAGCTCCACGGACTCGATCGCGACGTCGTTGCCGCTGGCCTTGAAGGACGGGCCCTCGATTTTGTTGATCCAGACGTTTTCGGCGTGCCAGCGGATCACCGGCGCGCGCGCCTCGTCCATCAGCGTGATGGTCACGTTGCGGCGGTCAGGGCTGCCGTTGAGGATATTCGTGTACCACTGCCACAACGAGTCGTCCTTGGTGTAGCCGCGCTTGAGCGTGATGTTTGAGTATTTCCTCAGCCCCACGAGCTTGCGCACGTTGTGCTGTGCATCGGTGCCTTCGCGGTAATCCACGGCGTCTCCGTCCGCCGTCAGTCCGCTCGCTTCGGAAAACGCCCCACGCGGGATGTTGTCGATGTCGATCTGAAAGTTGAAAGCGCGAAAGGGATCGTTCCGCTTGTCGTTTGGCATGGTCGTTCTCCTTCTTCGGCGCTCACTGGTCGTCGGCCTGCGCGGTCCACAATCCGATGCGGACGATGACGAACTCCGCAGGTTTCACGGGTGCGACGCCTACCAACACGATCAATCGGCCTTCATCGATGTCTGTCTGCGTCATGGTCGTTCGATCGCATTTGACGAAATAGGCTTCCTCCGGCTTGGTCCCCTCGAGCGCGCCGTTGCGCCAGAGCAGCGTCAGGAAGTTTGAGATCGAGCGGCGCACGCGTGCCCACAGCGGCTCCGCGTTCGGCTCAAACACGACCCATTGCAGGCCGCGGTCGAGGGAGGCCTCAATGAATATGATCAGCCTGCGGACATTGACGTATTTCCAGTCGGAATCACTGGTGATGACGCGACCGCCGTAGACGCGCAGCCCGCGATTGTTGGTTCGGAAATCGCGGATCACGTTGATGTTGACGGGATACGGGTTGAGGATGTCCTGCTGCTCTTTATTCAGGCTCCTCGTCAGCCCGGTGATGCCACGCACCACTTCGTTCGCCGGCGCCTTCTGCACGCCGCGTTCGATGTCGGTGCGAGCGTAGATCCCGACCACGTGTCCAGCCGGCGGAACGGGAAAGTCGGCGGGCGAAGAATGGTCGTCCGGGAAGGGATCAGGAATGGTGAGCCATGGGTGATAGAGTGCAGCGTATTTGGTGTCGAACTGCTGGCGCTGATTTTGCACGTCGGTCATCGAGTCGGCGGGCGGGCTCTGCGCGTCGAGCACCGCGAAACGGTAGCGCAGCAGCTCGCAATGCGTCAGCACCGCGCTCTGGATGGTTGCTCCGGTGCGCCCCGGCGCGGCGACGATGCTGATCTCGTCGATGTTCTTGAGGGACGCCAGCCCGGTGCGATCGCGCGGTTCCTGGGCGTCGTCGCCGATATAAGTGAAGTCATTGATCGAGCCGATCTGGTCGTCGCCGTCCAGCAGCGGCAGCCGCGCGGGCACTTGCCGTCCGTCAGGCGTCGTGTCGACCAGGAACTCCGGCCCCAGCCTGATCGCGTTCTGCGCGGAGCCAGTCGCGAGGTCTCGCACGCGGATGTACTGCGAGCTGCCTTGCGATCTGTTGTCCACGATACGCAAGGGCTGGCCGTCGTCGTCCGTCCAGTTTGGCGACGGTGTGGGCCACGTCGTGCCGACTATCTTATGGATGTAGCGGCTGTGGCGCGGATCGAGCGACAACGTGCGAAACGACTCCGAATCTATGGTTTGTGTGTTCCTGGTGGGCAGAGCCGGATCCGGCTGGCGCAGGAGATAGGCGTCAAGCCGGAATTCCAGCGAGATGACCGGCGATCCAGCCACTGCCGCGGCGGGCAGCGCCGCATGGAGCGTGATGAGAGAGTCGTTGTGCAGGTCGATTGCATCCACCTTCATCGGCACGTCGACCGCATTACCGTTGGCGTCGGCGAGACTGAGAATTGTGCCGGGCTCGACGCGCGCCGCGGAATCCAGGCGGATGTGCGTCGGATCGAGGATGCCTCCCGCCAGGCGTATGCGAGAGCGCACCAGCGGCGTATCGGGCGAGGACGCGATGCGGAGCCGGTTGCCCCAGCCGCCGCGGTCGAGCGCGCGTAT